CTGATTTGCTAAATCACCTCGCATGGTGTTCTGAATATCAGAAAGACCCATTTGTTGTGCGTTATTAAAGCCAGTTTGACGCAATGAAGCTGCTGTTTTTGCTGCTTGGTCGTAAAAGTTTTTGTTGTTTTCCGCTTCTCTTAGTGCGTGGCGTGAACCGCCAAAAGCACCTGCGGCTGTGGCGTTAGCACCGATATTTTGCTGCTGAATTACACGCGCCCGATCTAAGTCAGACAGCGTATTATCAACAACCGCGTCATCGTACTGATTTATGTAGCGTGATAAGTCGGTATCAGCCAAAAGACCAGACTGCACGTTATTAGCACCTACCTCTCGACTCGGACCTGCTCTTTCTGCACCGTATCCAGTAGAGTCAACGCCAGCTGCTGTAAATCCTTGCGCTCCAGTTAACTGTGCTGCATAACCGTCTGATCCTGTATTGGTTGCGTTGTAACCTGTACTGCCTGCGTTGTCTGCTCTGTAGCCTTCTGCGTTAGCCTGTGCGCCTGTAAAACCTTGCGAGCCTGCGCGTTCAGCATTGTAGCCTTCGCTATCAGTGCCTGCTGCAGTGTAGCCTCTTTGATCTGCGTTAGCTGCATTGTAGCCTTGCGCACTGTTGCTAAATGCATCATAGCCACGAGTGTCTGCACCACGAGCCTGATATCCTTGACTGAAGTTTCTGTTAAACGCCGCCTGGTCTGCGGTAATCGTGTCAGGCTTAAAGGCCATTTCTTTCCGCGCCCCTTCAAGCGAGTCATAGATAGCGTCAGCGGCAGCGGAGTTAATGTTTGGTCTTTGTTGTCCTGTACCAGTTTGCTGGCTTGTACCGCCAGTACCAGTGTTACCGCGTGGTTGTCCCAAGTTAGGATCAGAGTAACTACCGCCATACTTTTGCATACCGCCTGCAACACCAGAGTTATAGCTAGGGTCAAAAGCAGGTACATCGGATGCAGGAACGCCTGTGCCTATCGGCCCTTGGTCTCCACCGCCTTGTGTTTGTCCCAAGTTAGGATCAGAGTATAGGTTAGGGTTGTAGGTTGTTGTAAAGTCGCCCCCTGGAAACCCTGGAATTTGAGTCATTGGGTGCGGAATCATCTGGTCATTTAGTGATTTTCCTCCGTGGGCAGGATTAGGTATGTTACGGTGATCTGGATTGTTAAATGGGTCAAAATCGTCAGGCAAGCCTAGTTTTCTTCTATTAGCTATCAAAGCATCTTTTTGCTCTTGAGTTGGCCCTCCTCGGTAACGCATATCACTAGCCAAATCGTCTCCACCACCTTGTGATGGCATCTTGCCTAATGTTTTACCAAATTTAGACTGAAACTCTTCAGGACTAAAGTACGTGTTAGCCGCATCACCTGTAAGACCAAACGCAGATGAGTCTTGCATGTACTTGCCTGTTTCTGCGTTGTAGCTAAAAGAAGGAGCAACAGGGCTACCATCTGAGCCGACCTGCGCATTCTTTTGAGCCATTTGGTTCATAAAGTCTACGTTAGCTTGATAGTTATTGCTTTGCTGCGGAGGCTGTTGCGGCATAGGCATATTAGTAACAGGCTCACCCCCATTAGGAAAATAATTAGGGGGTGGGTTGTTTTTTTGCATTTCTCTCTGCCTACCGCCCATCACGCTACGGCCATCGCCCGGCATGGCTGCATTTGTTGCGAAACCCATTGGTTGTCGCATTTGGCCTAATTGTGGATCAGAGAAAAGACTTGAGTTAACCTGCTTATCATTTCCCGTTATTCGCCCCATTGCTGGCTGCATTTGACCGGCAGTGCGCTTTCCCATCATAGGTTGTCCAAAACCACGCTGTTGCCCTGTTTGCGCAGGCAGTAAAGACTGCTGCGGTCTTGCTATTCCGCTTGCACCACCATTACTCATTTTATATTCCTTTTCATACGCTGCATTTCATCATCAGTAAGTCCTGGAATGCCAAGCATGTCGTAGCCTGCGCTATTTCCACCACCGCCCATAATTGGGCCACCTCGACGGCCAAATCCACCAAATCCAGGGCCAGTTTGGTTACCCCCTTGGCCGGTAACAGGGTCTACATAGAGCTTGTCATAAGCAGCGACCTGACCTGGTCGTGACTCTTCTAAATCTTTTACCGCCATATCAAACATTGGAAAAGAGCTATAACCTTGGACGCCACCAAAGTCCTGAGCCTGCGGCATACCATCCATCACGTTAGTGCCTGAAGGGGCTAAACCAAAGGCAGCTGCAGCATCAACATTTGACTGCATTGCAGCGGTCTGCATTGGATCGAACGCCGCTACGTCTGGACCCATATAGGGCATGTAGCCAATATCCCCAGTCTCACGCGCCCTGTTTAGCGCTTCTTTTGACGCATTTTCTAAATATGCTGGAATTTCTACTTTAGACTCTTGGCTTCCGCCTTTTCCACCACCTGACATGTTAAATCTCCTTAGTAAGTGTTGTGAACGCCTCGGTCCACTCATTCTTTTTCAATACTCTCGCCCAACCCTTGCGACCTGCTATGGTCATATCGCTGCATCCTTGCGCTTGTGCAAAGTGCTTTGCTGACTCATCCATGTCAACGATCTGGTTCATCTCACCGCCTGCTAAAAATATGTGAAATACCTTCTTGCGTGGGAAGACAATGATCTCTGTTACTGCGCAACCATTATCTGCAGGCCAGAATTGCATCCGACCAGACACAATGCCCTCAACGATATCTTCAAATATGTGCGTACCGCCACAGTATTCAAGCGCCGCCTCAATCCAGGGTCTGCACCGTAAAAGCTCTTTATGTAGATTCATTACTGTTTACATCGACTTATTGACACCTGCACCGCAGGTATTGCTGGTATAGGACTTGATGCCGCCGTGTAGGGCAGCGTTAAACCCGTGTTAGAGGCCGCGTACATTACTTTTATATACTGACCAGCGGTTACATTTACAACGGCTGTATGGGCTATTACGCCATCACCATTAACGGCCTGTTTTACTGCAAAACCATCGGTTCCGTTGACGTTAATCCAAAGATACCCTGTATAGCTTGATGAGGAGGTGACTTGCGCTGTCACATCAATGCTTAAAACACCAGTTTCTGTTACGTCGATCTTTGTTGCATCCGACCCGTTAATCGCTAATCCATCGGCTGATGTTGCGCTGTTAAACGCTACAGCATAGGCCGTATCAGCCTGTGAAGGGGTTTGAGTTGCAGTTGCTACAAAGTGACCGCAACCGCCCTGCATTAAGACTTGTCGATACGCGTTATCTTTAGAAACTACTGGGTAACCTGAACGGTCCCACAGCATAATGCCCTCTAGCGCCGCAGAATCCCCAGAGAGGTAATATTTTAGCTGTGATTGGGCCACCAAAAGGCTATCAACAAGACGTTTACCCCATATCTTCCAATCATCGCCAATTGGTTGGGGTAGCTGCGCACTCAACGCCTACCGCCCTCAATGACATTGAGACGCATCTTACCGGCACGCCAGTTGTTAAGCTCAGAACCGTTGATAAGCATCCTGACCTGACGTCCCTGAAATCTTGCGCCGGTTGGGTTACCGAGTGTAAACGGCCCGTGGCTTGTCTCATCACCATTTGGATAAAAGCGCGTTTTAAAGGTTAAGCTAACCTCGCCCTGCGTTCCTTCATCTGAAATAATCTCATTGACGCGCATGACATTGTCTCCAGCGCCCATTGAGATAGGGCCAGACTCTAAATACGGAGCAGAGTCGTGCGTGTAACCAAACTCATGATTATAGAGGTTACCAGAGGCATCAAACCACAGAGGCGATCTAAACGCGCCTAAATCAACGCCTGTGGTACGGGATAACGTACCGATGTTCCAGTGGCCTTCCTTGTAATCAAAGACAACGTAACGGTCATTTTCGTTTGAATCACCTGATGGGTAGAACCACCAAATTTCACCAAATTGACTGTTGTGGATCGCACAAACCTTTGATCTTTGAGCAGTGTTAAGGCTTGTAAAGACATAATCTAGCACATCGCACTGCATCTCTTGTACGGCGTTACCGTTGTACTGATAAAAGCCACCTGTTCCCATCCAGAACGCGCCCTGGTCAACAGCTACGGCTGCTTGACGAGATACGATGCCACACGAACTGCCAACACGCTCAAAACTGTAAACAAACGGAGGGGCAGCATACGTTGCGGTGTGGGCATCATTGGTTGTTAATATTAGCGCAGACCCTTTAACGCGAACGCCACACATAATCTTGCCAGTTGTCTGTAATTCGATATCACCGGCTTGGTTTGTTGTTGCTGGCGTCCACTGGTTATTGTTTTCACGATCAGACCATGCAATCTTTTGCGGATTACCCCCAGCGCCCAAGCAAAAGACAAAACGCTCATCAGTTACCATAATAGCGCTGTTATCTACCGGCGCATTTGACAACAACGCCGCAGCAGTTGATGTACTTAGCTGCCACTCATAGACCTTGCCGTCATCCGATGAACACGCAATTAAATACTGTCCAAAGCTATCTAAAGACCAGGTTGTTACCGGATCGGGTACAGCCGCATCACGCGGATAACCATAGGTCTCAAGGCCATAGGTCTGACCGCCAAATCCATAGTTAGCGTTTGCATCCTCCGTTCCAGAGGTCAGTCCGGCAGGCGTAATATCTTGTACTACAGAGCCTTGGTTTATCGCATACAGCTTGTTATAC